CCCGAGCTTTTAGATGTCGGCAATCTTCGAAGGGCTATCATTGGCGGTGGCAGCTTTAGTCTAGCTAATCTGGTCCAGTGGGACTTGAAGAAAGTTATGAGTAAAGAGCAGCAGCGCAGTGACTGGTCCTTACCAGACCTAAGCCAAGAGCAATTAGACTACGCTTTTAAAGATGCTGAGCTGACCTACGAGCTGTGGAAGCATTGGGAAGCTGAGGCTGATGAAGGTAGGTGGGCTGGCTTTAGGCTATTAAATGACATGCACCCAGCGGTTATTGAGATGGAAGATGCCGGGATGCTGGTCGACAAGACCGCACATAAAAAACTTATAGAAGCTTGGTACATTGCCAAGACCGACAGGGTCAAGCGCATCCGTGAGCTGGTGGGTGAAGACGAGGTATCTAATATTAATTCTGACGGGCAATGGTCTGACTACTTTGCCCGGACAATGCCAGACAAATTCTTGAGGGGCTGGACTAAAACAGAAAAGACTGGTCAGCTTAGTATGACTACTGAGACGCTCAAGCGTTTAGCCGGGGCTGTACCCGACACACCGCTAGAGACATTTTTTGACGCACTAAGCGAATACAAAACTATCAGTAAATATATTAATTCGTTTGGTGAAAATATTATTAATGCTGCCAATTTAAATGGTGGGCGTATACAAGCGAGGTTTAATATTGGTTATGCAAGGACGTGTCGTTTTTCATCCTCGGGTCCAAACCTACAGCAAATACCCCGGGACAAGGAGCTGCTGGGCAAAGCCACCTCTGTCCGGTCTTCGTTTATTGCTGGCGTTGGGCGTAAGCTTGTGTCTCTTGATTATTCTGGAATTGAGCTGCGTGTTCTTGCTCTCTTGTCTAATGACGAGCAGTTGCTGGAAGATGTGGTAGAAGGTGACGTTCATTCGGAAGTAGCTTCCGTAATGGCTGGCAGAAAAATTGATAAGACAAAGAAAGCTGATAAAGACTTACGGTCCAAAGCTAAGGGCGTGAGCTTCGGTATTATCTATGGGTCTGGTGCTAACGGGCTATCTAGCACAATGCGTGTCAGTCCAGAGAAGGCGCAAGACTATATAGACTACTGGTCAACACGCTATGCCAAGGCGTTTAACTACCGTTTTAAAATGATGTCCGAGGCTGAGAAGTCTAGGTTCATTCGTATGGTG